TGCCTGAGTCTTATCAGCGGGAACCTGAACCTCTGCCTTGTAGTAAACAGGAGACCACACAGAACCATTATGATATACGGGGGTGATGCCGTATGTCGCATTAGCATTGATATTGTAGGCCATATCACCAAGACGTCCTGTTGCAACATTAACCGTATCTAGGTGATTGCGAAAATCTAATGAGTAAACTATCGCAGCAGAACTTTGTTTTGTCACACATGGGGCTAAGTCAGTAGCAACTGCTTCTGGATGGCTATTCAAGTAACCCTCTATAATTACAGTCCCTCCATCGTAAACATACAGTGCCGAGTTGGAGCTTTTCGTTCCTATGTAATTATTCCCGCACTGAAGGCGAATAATATTACCACCCATAACGTTAAACAAACGACTAACACCTTTTGTTTCCACGTTATCGAGAACTATTTTTAACTCACCTGTTTCACTCGTCCACGATGTTGTATTATAGACAAGTACGTCTCCACCCTCTGTTTCGAGGTCTTTCAGCGTGATTTTATTGCAGACGCCATTAAGCTGAATTGGCCTTCCAGTTCCATTCGGCATTTTTATTCTGCCTGATAGCTTAATATGCCTAACTATTCCGGCTGGATAGCTACCATTTGCCACGTTAGTCCTGGCCGCAGTGAATGTATTTGCGTCTGTAAGCTCAAGGTTACAAATACGGATATCAACCTTTTCGGTTGAAGAATTCCACCCGCCAGCAAACAGTGTGCGGGACTCTAAACCTGGCTTATGGTGTCGCAGGTTATCAATAACGACACTGCCCACCTTTACAAAGTTATCCGTAGAATTACCAACCCGAAGTACACTTCTGGTAGCCAGACTTTCAAACACCTCTAAATCACCGATATGTAGGTACTCCAGCGTGTCAGGAAGGATGCGGAACTCATCCCCACTCTGTACCTGGCAACCAACAGACCCTATGCCGAGCCGTCCGATATCAGTATGAGTCAGGTTGGTGTCTCTAATCATCGAAACAATGGCCAGGGTTGTGCTCCCGTGAATTTTGCCTATATCAATATCCCAAAATTTGTGGGGGGCATTCCCTGTCACTTTTAATGCAGTCAGAGAGTTCTGCGGGCTTATGTTGTCAGCTTTAATGCTATAGCCATGCCCTCGGCTGAGTTCATAAGTGGTAAAATCACCGCCCGTCAACGCCAGCATATCGTCCCCGGTTGTCCCGGTAAGACTACCGATGTTAACCCCAACATACGGCGGCATAATGTGAAGGCCATCAGAATAGGTGTTAAAGTTCATGCGTGGCACTTCAACATTACGGATGTTAGCCAGGCAAACAGCGTATTTTCTAAATCTTCTTGCGTCTGCTACTTCAATCCTTGAGTTCAGCAGGCCACGCATTACGATCCCCATTAAGTGAATAGCCGGGACTACTGATTGCGCGGCGTTGTTCATCGCACCGAATCTGCCGTCTATTGTCCCCTGAATATTGATATCAATATTTTTGTCGGGAACGAAGCAATATAGATTTGTCGCCCATTCAGTATAGGTTGCTTGAGGGTCTTTCAGCGAAGAGTGAGACTCTACAATGAACGTGTTTGCATCAATGACCTCAGTAACAAACATAATCCCATCGTAGCCATATTCTTTTGCGCCATAAAAAGCTGCATAATCACCAGCCGAAAACGGATGGGAAGGGCAAGCTACTGTAGCGTACACCTGACCGTTTGCTGTCGGGTTATCACGCCACGGATTTAAATACCCAGTCAACTTCGTCATCGATGTAACAACGTACTTCGACGCGTTTAATGCCTCATTGACCAGTAGCGGACTCCATGTTTCCGCGTTTTTATCTTGAATCCACCTTACACCGGAGGCTGTATGGAATGACGTACCTGAAGAAATAGTTCCGGTACCGTTGTAGAAGTATTCACCCGGTTTATTGTATAGAATCATCCCCCCAACAGATAATGCAGCCTGAAGCAATTGCGTATCTGTTGTAGAATTACCTGAAGGGCCTGGCATAAATATCGCCCCTAATTCTGACCGCAGCTGGTCCTGTCCAACATCCACAAAATTTGCCTTATCCGTGGCATTCCAGGTGGATTCGGTTGTGCCCGCCGTTGTATACCCTGAACCAATCGCAACTGAAGCCGCCAGTTTCCAGAATGTCCCGGCGTGGGAAACGAGCTGATTATAACTCGTCAGTGTCCATGGACCATCCTCATATCGACCTAAAACAGTCTTTCCCGCCTCCTGCAGCACGGCCTCGTATCGTGAGGCCTGGCTGCTTATCTGCGCGTCAAACTTCTGCGCCTGTTGATTGAACTGGGAAATAAAAGCCGCCTGTTGTGCTGCTCGCATTACTTCTGAAGATGATTCAATCCCATACCAGGTTTTTCTTTCCTGACCGAACCTGTCTTCCCAGAACGCTGTTGTAATGTCATTCACAGCAAAATCAAGGTTCTTTGCGTTTTTCAATAATACTTCAGGGGCTGAAGAGCCAATCGGTGGATCAAAGGCCATGTTTTTTGCTCCAAAAAAGGGATTCGCGCAAACGAGGGTTTGAGCGAAAGAAAAGTTGAAAGGGATTTTTTTGGTATTAAGCGACGTCGCCGGGGTATGTGGCGTCGTCGTAGTCGTAAAATTCAGCGCGGTATTGCCGGGCAGTTATCTCGCAGGTTCCATCGTCCTGTGGCACTATCTCGGACACAATAGCGTGATACAGGTCGCTCTCTGAACTACAGAAAATTAACCGGGGAGGCTCAATTATCGGATCATCCAGCAGGATATCGGCGAACTCAGATTGATACGGGACGGATACCTGATAGTTGTCACCTGTGGGTGATGCTTCAAACAGCCGTGATGCTTTTCCATCCTGATAACGCAGATAGACGCGTGGATTTGCAAAAGTCCAGTCCAGCGGCTCCGACACATCGAATGTGGTCACCCCACCAGCAGTTGTCATCGACTCAATCAAACACGAAATGGTGTTGCTGCCAGGGATATCATCGGTCAGCACAATACGATCCCCGACGTTGTAACAGAGCGCGTCCAGTTCCGTCGTCGTTTTATGCGTCATGCGCTGCAGCTGGTATTTTCTGAGTCGGCGCATACCAATCTGGTATGCGTGATCAGGATTGCCTACACCATCAGCCCGGTATGCCTCTATTTTCAGCGGCGTTGGGTTGCCAGGCAGACGGCATTGCACCGTCTCTTCTGCCCAGGTCGAGCCGTTGATATAGGTTACGTCAACACCATCGTAATCGTCGTCAGTCACCGTGACGAAATCGGTCTGCATCTCGGATACCATCTCGTGAGGGGTGATAGCCCCGGTCCAGGGTTTAACACCTTCACGACCCACTGATGCAACAGACTGGGTATTTAGCAGAAAATAACTTTTTCCGGCTGCAGCGATTTTCTGAAGCATTTCCAGCGCAGAAATACTGTCACCCGTGGCAAAATCGAAATACTCGCCGTTCGGGGTCCAGTAAGTCTGCTCCAGGGCATCTATTGCCTCAGTATCCATTTCCATACCAAGAGAACGGCCGACGTGATAAAGCGCACCAGAGATACTACGGGCTACGCCGGAGTCATAAATGCGCGTGGCCACAACGTTTACGCGCCGGTCAGACTGAGCCGCCAATTTGCCCCCCGTCTCAACCGTAACCCCCATCAGGGTGACGCCAGCATAGGATGTTGGCCGAGCCAACAAACGACCACGTAACGCTTGCCAGTACATCGAGTCACGCGCGTTATTGCTACCCTGCTCATTGCGGCGGCGGCAGCGCACCTCAACCAGCCCAGGAGAAGAGAGATCAAAACGCTCTGTAAAACCCAACCCGTTGATATTTTTAAGCGCGTAAACCCCCTGCCTGCTCGTCCAGCCAGAGCCAGAACCATAAACACGGTACTGTATTTCCCACTCACAATGCCTGATGCGTTTTTTGCCTTTGCTGTCGAATCCGCAAATGCCAGACGGAAAGGAGAAATTCACCTCGAAAGCGTCCACCACTTCAGATTCCGGGCAGGCAAGGAACGGCCCCATCCAGGTATTGTTGTCGCTGATCCCTGTAGCCTGATAGTCAATCATCGTGCGGGGTGAGAAACCAGACCAGGAAGGATCAACCACTCCATCAATCAGCCGCTGAACCGTTGCGGTCGTACCGTCCGCATCCGCAATGCGGTACTCATTGCCACGGTGAGCCAGCGCCAGGCGTTGTGTTCCCTCCGGTATCCCGGAAAATGCCACTCCGGTTGCACTCCCATACGCCAGCGTAACGTTTGCAGTTATTGCCGGACTGCCTCCGCTGGACGCGGTGCCGGAGGTAAATACAGGACTGTCACCAAAAACGGCTACCGGGAGCGATGATGAGGTAATGTTTCCGCCGAGCCAGGGGCTTGATGCCTCAGCAATCAGCACAACACCGCCACTATCCTGCGCCAGTAATCCTGATCCGGTCAGGCCCTCGTTTATCGCCATCAGCAGGCCGGACATATTCACATAGTCCGCAATGAGGGAAATGGTGTATTCATGTCCCTGCCAGGTGATCGTAAAAGTCTGGCCAGTACCGGAGTAATCATATGTTGATGGGGAGGCATTTGCTTTCAGGCTGGCCGCGTTTCCACCCGCTCCCGGTATCGCGTCCTGTTTTGCCGTATAAGTTGCAATAACCAGTTCATATTCAGTGCCGTTGATTTCCAGGGTAACCGGCATCCCCGGATAGGGATTAATTTCACCCAGAGAGTTACTGGCGAGAACGCTATATCCCGACGAGGTTGAAACCAGAAAATTCATCGGTGCGACGATCGTAACAATGGCCCCCTCAACCCACGACTCAGGCAACGCATTGCCTTCATCGTCATCATCGTTGCCATCATCCAGCCCGTTAAACGTCACGGATGCGCCAGAAACGGTCATACTATCAGCGTTGATATCTGTCGAATCTGGCGAGGTCTGCGCCATATCAAGCCCACTCCCGCTGGAAGTACCACCTACCTCTGTCGAGTTGAACCAGTTTTCACTTCGCCGATCTCCTGAAACATCTGCTCCAGGTGAATAAACGTTGTAACTGAACGAGTCCCCTAATGCTGAAATAGGTGTTGAACCTACACGGATATCACCATTCGTAAACGCGAAATTCCCCTTTCCAAGGCAAACCATCATTTCGACAGTCATTCGCGTCGGATCATCAGGGTTAAACCGGGTCACGGGTTGCACAACATAATCGGGATAAATACGGCAGCGGCCAAACACCTCACGTATGGGGTCGCCAAGCTTCGCCTGGTTCGCTTTAGCCGGGTTTAAATCCAGCCCCAGCCCATTTGATGATGAGTAGCCGCCTTTATCCATGTTAGACATGGTGATCAGCACATAAACAGCCGATGCTGCAGCAATAGCCGCTGCCGCCCATGCCGCAATAGTCGCCGCAGAAACCCCCTCACCCGGGATCGGATAAACTTTTACATCGCTCTCAGCGCTGATAAAACATAACGGCCATTCTGCCGGTGGGACCGGTTTACCGTTAACTTCGAAGGCAACACGCTGCACCATATCGTTACGGTAGTTATCGACATGCTGGAGCATCCAGTCATGTATGGTCGTATCCCTGTGTTCATGCGTCTCCAGCGGTTCGCCAGGCAAACGCGACGGGTAAATGCGGATTGTCACTGGTAATACTCCACTTTCAGAAACTGACGTTCAAAACGCGCCAGGGGTAGAATGGTTACGTTGCGCCGGGGATTGCATTCCATCACATAAAGCAGGCCGCTCAGCTCAACCACGATGCCGAGATGACCGATTACCCCACCCATATAGCAGGCGGCAACCGCACCCTGGCAGGGTTCGCACCGAACTACGTTTTGACGGAAGTTATTGCAGGCAATATGCATTTCATCGCCATCCTTTATCACACCTTCAAACGCAGGCCATTCAGGCAATCCGAGGTCCCGGCGGACCTCATGTACAATGCCGTAGCAGTCGAGAACAGGAAAAGCGCGACCACCCATCTGCCAGCGGACAGTCAGGTATTTATCAATATTGATCATGGGACACC